ATTATACTCGGAGGTTGGAGGTCTGTTTGGCGTGGATGGACAGGCATTTGCAGATGAAATGCAATACTTGTCTGATGCAGGTTATTCTAAAATAAATGTTCGTATCAATTCGCCTGGCGGTTCAGTGTTAGATGGTCAAAGTATAGTATCTCAAATGAGATTGCTTAATAGCGGTGATAAGACACAAGTTGATACGTATGTAGATTATATGGCAGCATCTATTGCAGGCGTAATTGCTATGTATGGCAAAAAGAAATATATCGTCAAGAACGGTTTATTTATGATGCACAATGCGAGTGGTGGTGATGGTTCAGAGAAATCAATGGAGATTATTACTTTAATTACTAAAACACTTGCAGAGCAACTTGCCGAAGCATCGGGAAAGAATGTAGAAGATGTACTTGCTTTGATGCAGAAAGAAACCTGGATGGATGCAGAAGATGCGGTTAATAACGGTTTCTTTGATGGCACAATTGGTTCAATAGTGAACATTAAAAACGAATCAAACAACATACATAAGTTGTATGAATTATCAAATAATCTTTTAACAAAAAAGAAAATAAACATGACAAAAGTAGCAGAACTTTTGAAACTTTCTAATGATGCTTCGGAAGAAATCATCTTTGAGGGTGTTCAAAAAATACAAACAGAAAATAATGCTTTAACACAAGACAAAGCAGAATTAGAGCAAAGAGTTATTGATTTAGAACATGAATTAGAACTTGCAAAAAATGAACTTGATTCTAAAAAAGATGAAGAGATAGTTCTATTTGTGAACAAATTAGTTAATGAGGGCAAAATCAAAGAAGAGGGTAAAGAAGATGCTTTGTCTTTGGCACGTTCTAACTTTGAAGCTTATAAAAACTTTGCAAATTCAATAGTAGTTGGTTCAGTTGGTTTCAGACACATCATTGATAAGGCTGATAACAAAGGAACAGACGAAAGAGCAGAATGGACTTTGAGAGATTGGGAGAAAAAAGATCCTAAAGGATTACAAGCGATGTATAAAAATGACATCGAGAAGTACAATGAATTGTTCAACAAAACATATAAAAAATAACAACTATGTCAGGAGTAAATTATCCTTTTGGCGCAATAGATACTAAGACTATCGCAGCAGCCACAACAACCGCAGCAATCACAATTGATTCTGCTGAAACTATTATCACTACCGAAACAATGACAGGTAACTGTACTTTGAACTTAACTGTATCAAGCCAAATTGCAGCAGGTGCAAAATTGTATTTGATTTTCAAATCTAACGCAACTGAAACATTCACTTTCGGAACAGGTATCGAAGCACCAGTTATTACAGGTGTTGCAGGTAAAACACAAACACAAGGTTTTGTGTACAATGGTACAAACTTCTATCCATTAGGATCAAAAATACAAGTAGACTAATTTTAAACAAAAAACATTTACAGAAATGGGATTAAATAGAGAACAATGGTTATCAGATATTCAAGAGAATTTATTCAAAGATAACGCAATTATGGCACGTGCAACTAATCACGATGCTTTTGTAAAATTTAAAACAGTACACGTACCTCAAGCAGGTTCAAATCCAACAATCACTAAGAATGTTGCATCATTCCCTGCTGCTATTGCAAACAGAAGTGATTCTGAATTAACTTATAGCGTTGATACGTACTATGTACAACCTATCCACATTGAGAAAGGCGAAGAAACTTCTTACTTATCATACGACAAACGTATGTCAGTAATGAGCCAACACTTATCAACTCTTGAAGAATCTTTGACTAATCAAGCATTGTATAAATGGGCTCCATCTTTAGCGGCTCAAATCACAAGAACTACTGGTTCTGCGGTTTCTACTGCATTGGCACCATCTGCAACAGGTAATCGTAAAGCGATTACACTTGCTGATATTTTGAAAGCTAAATCTATTTTAGATTCTCAAAACATTCCACAACAAGGACGTATTTTGGTTATGCCTTCTGATATCTACAATGCACAATTACTTGCGATTGCTGATGTTTATCAAATGCAATCTTACGGACAATCAGCATTACCTTCAGGTGTTGTAAACAGAATACACGGTTTTGATATCATGATTAGACCTACAGTAGTTGTTTACGATAACACAGGTACTCCTGTAATTAAAACTGTAAACGATTCAGGTACTCCATCTTCTCCTGCTACAACTGATAACTTAGCTTGTTTGGCTTACCATCCGAACTTCGTTGCAAGAGCATTAGGAACTACTGAAGTAATGGTAGAAGAATCTGCTGCATATTATGGTTCAATCATTTCTTCATTCCAAGGTTTTGGAGCATCGAAAATGAGAACATCTCAAGCAGGTGTTGTAGCTATCATTCAAGAGGCTTAATAAACTTCACACACACGTGTGTTGAGGGGGTGGGTACGTGATACCCCCCTCTCATATTTAAAAACATAATTCTATGAAAAAACTATTCACAAGATTCGCACAACCTTACTTCAAAATTGCAAAAACTAACTTAGTAGTGTTTGAAAATGGACAAGTATTTATTGATTGCGATATTGAAACGGTAGTGAACCAAGCGATAGAGCAAGGTATTAATTATGAAATTATAAAAGGCGAAATGCCAACTAAACCTAAAAAGTCAAAGAAAAATGACTAAAGAAGAACTTTTAAATTTAGCACTTGATAAAGGTTACTTCGGTAACAATGAAGTGTTATTTGCTTTCCCAAATAGAAATATGTTTTCGAACAAAGAATTTGCGGAGGCTTATAAAAATGAAATCGGTGTTGATTACTTTGTGATTGAGAAAAATCCAAAGGCAGCCATCGAACAACCAAAAGAGGACACTAAAAAATCTAAAAAATAATGGCACTTCCAAAAATAACATTTAACAGAGGTACATCGGGATTAGGCAGACCATTAGCCGGTAAAGACCACGTTTCCGGTATGGTTTTCTTCCTTGATAATGCCGACCTTCCAAGCGGATTTTCTACATCGGTAAGAGAGAAAAAAATATTCTCCTTAGCAGAGGCAGAAGGACTTGGAATAGTTGATACTCACATTGATGCTACGGCAGCAACAGGAACGGTAACCATTACAGGCGTTGGTGCTGATGGCGATACAATTGAGATTAAAGTTACTGATTACAGTGGCGTTGTTTCACTTGGTACTTATACAAAGGTTACTGCTGATACAACAGTTACAAACGTAGCAGATGCGATTGAGGCAATTATCAATGCAGGTACTAACACACACGGGTATTCTTGTTCAAACGTAGCAGGCGCAATAACAATAGTTGCTCCAAAATCGAAAGGTGTAGCATTAAATAGTGGTACTCCAATTTCAACTGTTATCGTTGGAACGATTACTGCAACTATCTCACAATTCAGTGGCGGTGCAGGTTCAGAAGTTGACCAATTACATTATCATATTGCACAATTCTTTAGAATACAACCTAAAGGTGTTCTTTATGTTGGTATTTATGCAAAGCCGGGTGGGGCTTATACATTTGCTGAAGTTTCAACATTGTTCAATTTTGCAAGTGGAGAAATCAGACAAGTAGGTATTTACGCACCTGATACGGCTTATACAACTGCAAAAGTAACAACATTGGATTCTATAATGATGGCAAATGAGGCTATTTACAGACCTGCTTCTGCAATCGTTACAATGGATCACGTAGGAATTGCCCTTGCATCTTTGGGTGATTTAACTGCTAATTCCGATTATAGAGTATCGGTAGATATTGCACAAGATGGCGCTGCAAAAGGTTACACACTTTACAAAGCACTCGGTAAGTCAATCGGTTCAATGGGTGCTATGCTTGGCGCAGTTTCATTTGTGAAAGTAAACGAATCAATCGGATATGTAGGTAAAATGAATATCAGCGATGGAACTGAATTTGATACTGTAGCATTTGCAAACGGTACTGCTTATTCAACTGTTGCTTTATCTCAACTTGACACTTTAAATGATTATCATTACATCTTCTTAAGAAAGTTTGATGAGAAAACAGGTTCTTGGTTCAATGGTTCACGTACTGCAATCGCAAATACTAATGACTTAGCACGTATTCAAAACGTACGTACAATGGATAAATTTATCAGAGGTGTTTATGTAACACTTTTGGATAAATTAAACAGTCCTATCACATTGAACTCTGACGGAACTTTGAAAGAAGATGATATTGCGGAGTTTGTAAGACTTTGCGCAATCACAGGCGACCAAATGGAAAGAGATGTGGAAATATCTGCATATCGTGTGGATATTGACCCTTCACAAGATTTACTTTCAACAGGTAACCTTGAAATTTCGGGTGTAATTGTACCGATTGGAACAGTTGAGGAAATCGCATTCAATGTATCATTTGCAACAAGCATTTAAAAGAATATAAAACATGGCTACATTAATAAATGGGGAATCGGTATCATGGGCGCAAGTACAAATCCAATTACTTGGCGCACCATTGACCGGAATACGTTCTGTAAAATGGAACGCTAAAAGAGAAAAAACAAATAACTACGGTGCAGGTTCTAAGCCTGTTTCTCGTGGTTATGGACGTTACGAATATGAGGGTTCAATTACATTCCTTGCAGAAGAATGGAAAAACATTATCGCTGCATCACCAAATTCAGATCCTTTGGAACTAAATTATTTTGATGTGAATGTATTGTTTGTATCTGCTACTACAGGTCTTGTAATGCAATGCACTTGGAAAGCTGCTGAAATCCTTGAAAATCCTTTTGATGTTTCTGAGGGCGATACAATGGTAGAAATTGAAGTACCTTTTGTTATTGCGGATATTCAAATCACAACGGCATAATAATTTAAACAACACACGAAAATGACACACGAAGATTTAGACAAAAAAGCAAAATCACTTGGTGCAGTAAAGCACGTAAAGGTAGAGGATTATAACTTTTATTTTAAAAAAGCACATCGACACGTAATAGGCTTGGCAATGGCAAAAATAAATGTTAATCCTGTTGAGGCAAACGAAATACTATTGAATAATACCATCATTGCTGAGGTATCGGATATGGAAGCATTAAAAGATGATTCTATTTTCTTTGCCCTTGTTTCAGAGATGGACGATATTATCAGTGTAAAAAAAAGTACCTCGAGGACGCTTTAAAAATATCTCACAGGTTAGTAAAACAAGAGCCAATCGAGCAGATAAACGCTCTTTTGGCTTTTTATTTAAAAGTCAATCCTGACACACTAACCGATGAAGAATGGGCTATGCAATGGGCAAGGCTTCAATGGTCTTTAGATTGGATGCAAAAGAATAAAATGAATAGCTTCGGTATTTAATGGCAACAGAAAAAGTAACATACGAATTATCGCTTCGGGATTTAATGACTAAGGGGCTTGCGGATATAAATAAAAATTTATCTGCAATGGAGAATAAATTAAATAGCGTACAAGCGACTGCAAATAAATCTCAAAAAGGATTAAATTCTTGGGGTAATTCATTAAAGGCGGGATTTGCAAGTATTGCAGCAATAGGAGTAGGCTCTTTGGCAAAAAGCATATTTGATTTAGGAGTAGAAAATGAACAAACAATGACATCTTTTGAGGTGTTAACAGGTAGTGTTCAAAATGCAAATAAACACGTTGCGGACTTAAAGAAAATGGCAAAAGAAACTCCATTTGAATTAAGCGATTTAACAGAAAATTCTAAGTTATTACAAAACTTTGGAATGCAAACCGAAAAAGTATTACCAACATTATCAATGCTCGGTGATGTTTCAGGTGGTAATAAAC